CGGCTCGGTATCACGGCGCTGGTGCCGAGTGTTTTTGGAGATTCTGGTGTGCGCGTGTTGCCAGATAATTATCGGCCCGCGTTGGCGGCGGATGTGCCGGAGGGTCGCGCGTGCGGCAATTGTGTTTTTTATGACGAGTCGAACGTCGAGGGTGACAAGGCGTGGTGCGAGCGGTGGGACGAGTACGTGAGCGGCGCGTATTATTGCAACGCGTGGCGTGCTGACGAGGAGGAGCGCGCGCCGGCGCCGCCGGAGGATCAGATTACCGGGTCGGATGAGAATGCGCCCGGTTCGGCTAGTGGTGCTGGTGGGGATGTCGAGCTGAGTGAGGCGACGACGACGGCGCTTCGTAACAAGGTCGCGGAGCATAACGAGGCGATGGATGCGGATGATCGTCCAGCGTATACGCGGACGACGCTGGGCCAGTTGTCGGCGGTGTATCGTCGCGGGTCGGGCGCGTACTCGACGAGTCATCGTCCGGGTGTGTCGCGAGCGGCGTGGTCTATGGCTCGCGTCAACGCGTTCCTATATCTCCTGCGGCGTGGCCGCCCCCAGAATGCTGCGTATGTTTCGGATAATGATCTCCTGCCGGAGGATCATCCGCGGTCGACACGTGGCGATCGAGCCGTCGACTTGACGCTTCCCGAGTATATCCAGATGGCGGCGATGCGTGGTGTCGAGTATTACGAGGCGGGTCGTGCTGGTGACGGCGTTGTGGATCGGACGATTCGCGAGGCGCGTCTAATGAGTCGCGGCGAAGTGTCGGAGGATAAAGTCATCCGTGTCAGTGCGTGGGCTGCGCGGCACCTGGTCGATCTTGACGCGCCGCAGAATAATGATCCTGATAATGATGGGTTCCCCGGCGCTGGCGCTGTCGCGTTCTACTTGTGGGGCATTGACCCGCTTGACCCGTCGCCGGCTATTCGCTGGTTCGATGAGAAGGCCGATCAGATCCGCGAGGAGGAGCGTAGCCTAGACGCGGCCGCGGGTGGTGCTACCCTTTCTACTATGGATAACGGAGTCGAGACGCGCCGCATTACTGTCAACGAGTTTGAGTTGCGCGACGCAGCCGAGGGCAATGGCATGACGTTCGTTGGGTATGGCGCTGTCTTCAATTCGGACAGTGAGCCGCTGCCGTTCACGGAGCGGATCGCGCCTGGCGCGTTCTCCCGTTCGCTGCGGTCGCGTAACGAAATCAAGATGTTCGTCAACCACGACACGACGCAGGTCCTCGCATCTAAGCGTGCCGGAACCCTGCGCCTGTCCGAGGACACGCATGGCCTCCGCGTTGAGGCTGACCTGCCTGATACGACCGCTGGTCGCGACATGGCATTCCTAATCAAGCGTGGCGACGTCGCCGACATGTCGTTCGGCTTCTCGGTTCCGCGTGGTGGGGATTCGTGGAGTGATGATGGCGCTACGCGCGAACTGCGCGAGGTCCGTCTCCACGAGGTGTCAATCGTAACCGGATTTCCAGCCTACACCTCGACGACTGCTTCGGTGCGTAGCCTGGACGGACTCGTCGAGGCTACCGGCCTTGAGGCTGACAAGCTGAACGCGGCGATCACGGCCCTGGAGAATGGTGACGAACTCGACGAGGCGCACGCTAGTATCCTTGACGCGGCGATTGGCCGGTTGAAGATGCAGCGTGATGATGTGGCGGCTTCGTTGTCGCTGAAGCAGAAGCAGCTAGACGTGCTTCTCGCCCGCGTCTCGTAACCCCGATTATCTGCGTTATTCTGTAAGGGTCTAGCGCGGAGCCGCGCTGGCACTTTCGGATTCGCGGAGCCGCGGCCGGTGGCACTATCAACTCGATACCCTTGAAAGGGGTGGACAATGTCTGATTACATCAATCGACAGCACGAGCTCCGCCAGGCCGCATGGCATGAGGCGAAGCATCTTCTCGATACGGCTGGCGCGGAGAAGCGCGACCTGACCGCTGAGGAGCAGGAGAAGTACGATCGCATTAGCGCGGATCTTGATACGCGTGGCGCGATCATTGAGCAGCTGAAGGCTGACGAGGAGCGCGCTGCGCGTCTCGACGCTGCCGCTGCTGAGCTCCGCACGGACGAGGCTCCGGCCGGCGACGACACGGATGCTGAGACGATCCGCGCGATGGCGCGTGGCGAGGTTCGCTCGTTCAACTTCGAGAAGCGTGACGTCCTCACGTCCTCGACGGGCGCTCCGGTTCCGACCTCGTTCTACGATCAGGTGATCCTCAAGGCTCGCCTCGTCGGTCCCATGCTTGACGTTCCGACTCAGCTCAACACGACCAGTGGTGAGACGATTCAGGTCCCGAGCCTGTCGGCCTACTCCTCGTCCAGCACCGTCACGGCTCAGGGCGCGAACTTCTCGGAGAGCGATCCGACTCTGAATTCTTTCGTGAACCTCGGAGCCTTCAAATTTGGCTTCCTGATTCAGGTCAGCCGCGAGATGATCGAGGACTCTGGTGTCGATCTCCTCGGCTTCCTCGCCGATCAGGTCGGCAACGGTCTTGGCTACAACGTGCAGAACGCTCTGACCGTCGGCACGGGCACGGTTCAGCCGCAGGGCATCGTGACCGCTGCTGGTTCGGGCATCACTGGTGGAACTGGTGTCTCCGGTGCGTTCACGGCTGACAACCTGATCGACCTGTATTACAGCCTCGACGGTGCAGCTCGTCTGCTTCCGGGCGTCGGCTGGATGATGAACGGTGCCTCGATCGGTGCCGTCCGCAAGCTCAAGGACTCCGCCGGGCAGTACATTTTTTCGCCCGCTGCTGACGGTAACCAGCGCGACCTCCTGCTCGGACGTCCCGTGTACGAGAACCCGCATGTCGTCTCGGCTGCTACGTCGGCTAAGTCGGTCATCGCTGGTCACATGCCGAGCTTCTTCGTTCGTTCCGTCGGTGGCATCCGCCTCGACCGGTCCGACGACTTCGCGTTCAACGCGGACCTCGTGACGTTCCGCGCTTCGATGCGCGTGGACGGTGCTCTGCCGCAGAGCTCGCACATCAAGTACTTCATCGGTGGCGCTTCCTAATCCGTAGCGCTTAGTGGTACGCTAAGGGCCGTCGATCCCATTCGGGATTGGCGGCCTTTAGTCTTTGGGAGGGAACCCGTTGGCGAATCGATCAGACCGTAGACACGCCGCGAAGACGACGGCCAAGACGCCAGGCGTCACACCTCAGCGCATAACGTGGGCTAGTAATAGTCCGTTCGCTGCGACTGGTTATGGAGTGCAGACGGCGCAAGTCGTGGAGCGACTAGCGCGTGATGGGCACGAGATTGCCGTGGCGTGCAACTTCGGGTTGCAGGGCAACTCGACGGAGTGGAATGGAATCAAGCTCTACCCGACCGGCGTGACGCCATACTCGGACGATATTCTCCGCGCGCATTCGCAGCATTGGGAGTCGATGTCTAGTCTCCCTGGACTCGTGATGATCCTCTTTGATGTGTGGGCGTTGACGAATCCGAACATCGCGAAGATCCCGAAGATCGCGGCGTGGGCACCGATCGATCACAAGCCATCGCCGCCCGACGTGACTAAGTGGTTGGCGCGACCTAACGTCATGCCGATTGCGATGAGTAAGTTCGGCGCCGACATGATGAAACTTGACGGCCTCGAGCATCTCTACGTTCCGCACGCTGTAGACAAAGTCTTCAAGCCTACCGAGTCTTTTGCTGACGCGGCGGGTAAGCGCGTCCGTGGTCGCGACCTGATGGGCATCGATGATCCCGACGCGTTCGTCGTCATGATGAACAGTGCAAATAAGGGGAGGACGCCGCCGCGTAAGTGCTGGGGCGAGAATCTCCTAGCGTTCGGCGTGTTCGCTGCGGATCATCCCGACGCGATCTTGTATCTCCACACGGATCAGAGTGCTGGCCTCGGCGGTGTGGATCTTGTGCAGCTGATTCGCGCGTGCGGTATCAAGCCCGAACAGGTCCGATTCGTCGACCAATACTTGTACCGCATGAACCTCCCACAGCACGCCCTAGCGGCGCTCTACACGGACGCGGACGTTCTCCTAGCCACGAGTGCAGGCGAAGGCTTCGGCGTGCCTGTAATCGAAGCGCAGGCATGCGGAACGCCCGTTATCGTTTCGGACTGGACAGCACAACCGGAATTATGCGGAGATGGGTGGCTCGTCGAAGGCCAGCCGTTGTGGGACCCGAACCAGCACTCGTGGTTCTTCACGCCAAACGTGTCGCAGATCGTGTCAAGTCTGCGCGAAGCGTACGAGCGAAAGCGTGGCAAGAGTGAGAAGGCGATCGCGTTTGCTGCGGCTTACGATGCCGACGTCGTCTATGAGGAGCATTGGCGGCCGGCGATGGAACGTCTTGCGACGTGGCGCCCGTGAAG